ATCCCATGATCTAATGCTTCGCCATGATTTTGTTGAATTAATGATCCAGGATATGCAATAGTTCGTGCAGCATCTAAAAATTGTGCTGGCTTATGTATGTCGCCTAACAATGTAATATCATGACCCGTAAACATTTCTACAGTTACATGTTCATTTGAAATTTGATATCCAATATCCGTTTTAGCAGTATTTACTGCTCCATGATGCAATGCAATTTTATATGGTGCATCAAAATCTTTAGCTCGAACATATTCATCAGGTGTCTTATCAACTGCCATATGATTCCAAGTAATTCCGCCAAATTCAAATAATCCGTTATCTTTAATAAAAATGATATTAGGATTATTAATAACATCTAAAATAGGACTAACAGCATCGATGCGATGCATATTATTTAAATTCATATCATGATTACCTAAAATAACAATTGTAGGTATTGCAAATCCATTAAAGAAATCAACTAGCATTTGTACTAGTTCAGGAGACATATCTAATTTGCTGTGAACAATATCTCCAGTAACAACTGCAATACTATTTTCAGTTGAATGACTATTAATATAGTTAAACATGTTTTGAAATACTTCTCGGTATTCTGTATGTCTTTTTAATGTACGAATATGAATATCAGATACATGAAAGATTTTATCAATTTTACTAATAGTTGATTCTATTTTTTTTATTTCCATATAAGACCCATTCTTAATTCCATAACATGTTCAAATGTTAATACTGAAGTGTTTTGTATAATTTCTGTAATTTTCTTAAAACCTAATTCTGATGCATCTTCTGCCTGTAATTCAATAAAATATACATTTAATCCTTCTGCCATAAAACGTTCTGCAAATTGTAATGCATTGCGTAATGCGTCGGCGTCTAAGCAAATATAAATGTCTCGTACTCGTTTTTCAATGATTTTTTTTTGAAGTGCAGGTTGAATAATTTTACCAAATAATGGAATAGCATTTCGTTTAACTGCAATTGCATCAAATGCACCCTCACATAATACGATTGGCTCTGCCCAATTAATTGTCAAATCAAAACCAATAATATCTTTTGAAATTTTAGGATTTTTATGTTTGAATTTATCAGCTCGATAAAATGCTCTACTAACAAAATAATTCAATTGTCCGTCAGCATCATAACTTGGTATAATAATTTTTCCAGAATATTCTCCAGCTTCACAATAACCAATACGATATTTTAAAATATCAAAAATAGATACACCTCGTTGTGTAAGATAGTAAATTGCATTTCGATAATCAGGTGTATTTTTTTTATTCCATAATGGAATGTATTCTTTTGGTAGTTGTATTATTTCTTGTTTTTCTTTCGTTGTATCAACACGATATTTTGCTGATTCAATTATTCTAGAAAGTTGTTCAAACCGTTCTTTTGGTAAATTTAATTGTTTAAACAAAGAAGCAATGCTTCGACCTTTTTTATCGGATATCCAACAATGCCAATGATTTTCTCCAGCACTAGTTGTTTTAATGTTAATTTCTAATTTTGGTTTGTAATGTGAAACGAATGGAGAAAAGAATGCGATGTTATCTCCGGAAGTAGATTTCCCTTTACCCAGTATTGATTCTAATAATTGGAGTAGTTTAAGATTCGTCATATTATAATATAATAAAATAATGTAAGGAATCCAATTTAATATATTATATATATTATATTATTAGTTAAGCACATACATTACATTACTGGCTTAACGATCGATTCAAAAAAACTGAATCAATCAATTAATTAAATAAAAATCATTAATCTTCATAAAATATAGTTAAAATAATTGACACTTCCAACCATAACAATCGGATAGTAAAAAAGTACAACATTTCTGCTGTACTCTGTTAAATTATTTACCGGTAATGCCATCTACATATTCATCTTTATCTTCATCACAATATGCGTCAACAATATAAAAACTATCATTTAATGAATTCCAAATATTTGAATCTGATTGTTTTATCTTTTTTGATAATTTATTTACAAACTTAAAAACTGCATATGGTACTCGATTCGATTGACAAAATTTTTCAACTTCTAAAACAATTGACTGACACGCGCCTAAATCTTTGTTATTTACAGCTCGTTCCCAATCACTATCTGATTCAAATGTACTCATAAGAGCATCGTGTTCCCATTTACCATCTTCTAAAATATTAATACGAGTATAATACAAATAATCAGCCGGATGTGTAATGTTTATAACTTTAAATTTAGGTTCATCATGGCCGGGTATACTTTTAACAAGTAATCCTGCAAAATATAAAATTGATTCGTCTTGGTCATTAATTTCTTGTTCTGAATAACCTAATACAGATAATTGATGTCTAATTGCTAATAAAATACTGTTTTCTTTTTTCATAACCGTCTCTCGTTTTTAAATTAAGGAACATTCCCTAATTGCTTATAATATAAAGATAAGTAAAATAAAGTTAAGATCCTAATTTATTTGCAACTATTTTTCAAAAAAGAAACTTTTAATTTCTTGTGGAGATTCACCGGTTTTAATACATTCCGCCATCCATTCTGCAGGAATTAATTTTTTAGCAACATGTTTGATACCTAATTTAATAGCATGTGCTTCATATGTAGTTTTACTACCTTTTGATATTTTTTGTGTAGGAGCCTGAAATACCATTCGTATATCAATGCCTGGATTAGATGCTAAAACATGTTTCATTTTAAGTCGATCAATGCTAGTCCAACGACCTTTTGTTTCAATGTACATGAATGAACCATCTCGTTTAATAAAAACAAAATCAGGTGTATATTTTGCTTTGCGTTCTGGAACTATATAATTCAATATTTCAGTTTCATAACGAAGCTCATATTCAGTTTCTAGTATTTGTTCTGCAACTACATGTTCTAATCCAGATTTATAACCATATTTATATGCTTCACTGCGTGTTGTATTATTAGACGAATGCCAATGATTTTTAGCCATAACTAATTTTTTTATTTTACTGCAGATGTTAGTATCCAAGCTTTCATATTATCTTTCATGAATTGTACTTGTACATACTTAAAATCTGATGAACTACCTAAATAACGAATTTGTTGAGAAGTCTTTGGATCGTAATTTCCAATTTTGTTAAATTTCCCATTTTTATATTCGTATACATCAGTTTTATTTAATTTTATTTCATGAAATTGCAATTTGTCTCGTGCGTTCTTTTTTGCAGTATTAAGTTGTATTACTTTGTTTTTATTAGAATTACCTGCAGGTGTTTTAGTTTCAATTGGAGTTTCTGGTTTAACTTTTTCAGATGTTGCTGTTACATTTTGATTAAATGTTTTATTTAATGATGCAATAACAGCTGGTTTTGATATCGGCAAACCTGTTATATTTGAACTAGTTTCAAACTTTGATTTTTTAATTGTTTGCCATATATTATCTTGAATCCAATATACATATGCATCCGTAGGACCTACTGTATATACCGTAAATTCTCCATTATTAGTATCCCATTTAAATGGATATGTTCTTATTTGATCAATATCATCTACTGTTTTATCATCTATCTTTTTATCATCTACTGTTTTATCATCTATCTTTTTATCATCTATCTTTTTATCATCTTTAGGTCTTTCTTCTGGATGTAATTTGTAATACTCTGCTTCAGCTTTTTCTAAATCTTCAATTTCTTTATCACTAGGATTAGGATCGATAATATTAATATACTCACCTTTTAATTTATTTAATTTTCCTTCTAGCTCATAATAGTTAGCTAATTGAAATTTATCTAACATTTGAGCTTTACCTATTTCATGAAAGCCGCGTAACGGTTCCGATTTTTTTGTTTTTGTTAACGTATCAATAACTGACATAGGTACAATCCATACATTTATAAGTTGTCGATCTTTATTTTCTGGATTACTACATACGTATACGTATTTATCTGTTGCATATGTACTATATTCACCAACATTTTTTATTGTCGCTGTATCAGAACCAGCATCAGATACAGTTACACTATATACTTGATTTAAAATTTCTTTAGGATTAGATGTTCCCTTAACTAATACAGAATATGTATGCACAGCGCCAAAAGCTCGACCATCTGCTGTTATTTGTTTAGTTGCATTTCTTATTTTAGCAACCATACGTCTTTCAAACAATGTCTTTCTTATAATTTGTTCTAATAAATTCATTTTTGTTCCATTTTATATAAATATGTATCACCAATCAACCATTACCATTTTATCATTCCATATCATGATATTGTCTGTTCTAAAATCTAAATCTAAATCAAATTCCGGAATATTTATTTTTTCTACATCGATTTGTAGGGCATTTAAAAAATTATCTAATCTAGGATCTAAATTATCAGCCACTAACATAAAATCAAATATAGAAACTTCTCCGCCTTCATTACGAGCATAGTTATTATAATCTGATATAAATCCATCAAACATCACGCGTTGTTTATCAGACAATTCATTTGCATTAGCCATGATATACATATCAGACCCATTAACATAATAAACAGGAATAAACGTTGTAAATTTTGTATATTGATTTACAATTCGTTCAGCTACTGCATATTCATCGCGTTCTTTAGTAATCTTAAATACTTTATCTTCGCCATCAATTTCATATACTCGACCATTATCGCCACCGCCAATCAATTTAAATTGTTTGTTTTGAATTTTATTTAAACAGGTCTTTAAATCAATGTCAGTCATTTCACGAAGCAGTTGTTTTAATTTTATCATTATTAACCTCTAAACGTTATATTTTTATCTAAATCTAGACGAATTAAAAAATTCATATCAACATCATTGCGTTTTTTAATTGGTTGTGCTAATTTTGCAACTGCTAATAATTGTCCAAAATTATTATATAATCCAATTGTAGTTATATAAGGTGCAAATGTACTACCTGATACAAACGGATAATATGTTGAATCATCATCTTTAGTAAGTGTTATGTTTGTTGACATATTAAAATCACCGGAATCTAATTTTGCTACAGCACTTAATTCATTGATTGTTACTGTACTACGATATGATGCAGTATATGGTGTATACATGATATTGTTAAATCTATAATCTATAGATGAAATTACTGCTATTCCATGTTTATTAAATATGTTTCCTACATATTGAGTTTGCAAAACAGTTCCGGCTTCACTACGGTCCGATAAAGCACTTATCTCCGCGGTTGTTAGTGACTTATTAAAGATTCTAACTTCATCAATTAAACCTTGTACGTTTGAGCTATTGGTGCTATAACCACCTATTTTTAATGTATCTTTATTATCAATCCTTGCTGATGCGGTGAGTGGTGAATTTGCAACAATTAACAAGTTAGATGATGCACTAGCATGCAATATGTTATTAATATACATTTGCAATGAGCTACCTGATTTTTGACAAACAACATGATACCATGAACTAGATACTGCAGTTGAAGATGTAATTTGAGTTTTAAATATATCACTTCCGGCAGCACTAAATATCAATTGATTGCTACCACTTAATTCAATTTTAAATGGATATGTTGGACTAGTTGAACTAGATGCTTTAGTTAAAATTAATTGATTCGTAATACCAGTATTGGAACTACTTATAAAAAACGATATTGCATAATTATTATCGCGATCATATAATCCATCTATTGCAGTATCAATAAATCCATTTCCATTGAACTTAGCTGATAATCCTAATATATCTTGTTGTCCTGTCGTTGCAGTAATTCCAGCAACATATGTAACATTTTCTGATTTATATGTAATTCTAGAAGTATCAAAATATTCATTGAATCCTTCATAAAATTTTACATTAGAAACATTTAATGTTGTATCATATGCTGTATTATATAAATTACCGTATCGATCAGACTTAATATATAAATTAGTAATTTGACCGTATGAACTCGTACCATAGTATGACGATGATCCATAAACAGCACCAGCAATAAAACTTCCGGTAAAATTAAATGAACTTGGTTTTATACCTTCGCCAATTTTGATTTGTGGAATTGAAAATATAGATGCTGATTGATATAAAAATTTATTTGTTCGATTTAAATCAGTCGGACCGAATGTGTATGCTGGTTGATTTTTTCTTTTATAAAATAAATGATTAATTGAAAAATATGTAACTGACTGTAAACTGCCGTCTATATTAGATGCATCATTAAATGTTAATTCACTATCAATCGCCGGCAAATAATTTACATCCGTATATATACCTTGTAATGGTAACATACTTGATGTTACACTACCAGAAACAATTGTCCACGATTTAAATGCTTGAAACGGCGTAACTTTAACATCCGCCGAATCAATTTTCTTGAATACATTTGGATATGCACCCTGATAATAATTTTCGTTATTTTGTATTTTTGTTTCTGCCATGATAGTAAAAGTCCCGGGACATTTAATATAAATATACCGGGACCTAAATCAGTGAAGTTATTTTAGAAATCTAATTTAACTCTTATAAGAGCTTCTCTTTGAAAAGATTTTAATAATGGTTTAGATAATTTAGCAATTGCTAATAATTCTTGACGATCATTATATAAACCTACCGTAGTAATATATGTTTTTGGATCATTTACAAAAGTTGATTGTGCCAATTGACCAACACTTCCTGTTACATATGATGGATTATTTGAAAAATTATATTCTGCATTTTTAATTCTTACAAAATAATGCGTACTAGTAACCTTTTCAGAATTACGTGCCAAGAATCCATATTTATCTGATGTTGCAGGATTTGTAAACACACCTGATCCTGATATTGAATGATGCAATACAAAATGATTATTACCTTCAACACTTGATCCCGTTACTGTTGCAAATCCTAATTTTGCATCTAGCATTTTTCCATCTAAAATCAATGTACCATAATCTGGATATGCTAATCCATAATAAACCGGTGCTGTTGAATTATAAACGCCACCATTAATAGAACCAGAAACAATATTATAAACTTTTCCTGATTGTCCTACTTTTGCATTTGCAATCGAAGAATCATCAATTAATTGAATAAGTGCTGCACTACTAGTAACAACAGATCCTGTTGCGTTAGTTGTACGAGAACCAATTGATTTTAATGGTAGTTCCCAATTCCCTGGATCTAAGCGTTCTTTTAATCTTGCACGTTTAAAATTAACGGCATAAATATAATCAGTCGATCCAGAGCCAGCAGTAGTAAATCTTGTATCACCTGGTGCTAATAATAATTGCTTGTATTGAGAATAAATTGCTTTTGATGGAGAATCATTAAGTTGACCTTGCGAATCAGATCCACTACCTAACGCATGTCCAAATGCTAATGAATATTGTACTGCTGAACCATCTGCTGCTGGATTAGCCTGATATACATCAATATAATATCTTCGTTGTGATGTTGTTTCAGTTGACGATGTATAATAAGTTGACAAACTTGCTAAATTAGAACTCCATAAACCACCTGTTACTGTTTCTGTTTGGTTTGCAATAATATCATTAACTGTTTCAAACTTTGTATATGTTCTTCCATTACGCGCCATTAACTGTGATTGTTGTTGTTCAGCAACCATCTGATTAGCTAATTGAGTAGCTAGTTGTAAAACTTGATCATTCATTTGTTGTTGACCAGGAGGTGTCTTCGGTGGTGGTGATGATTGCTGCGACTGTTGAGCTTCATCATTTTTACCTAACTGACTTTGTTTTGGCTGTTGTTTTAATTGTTTAATGAATTCATTCATTTTCATATCAATATCCATTTTTTATATTGTTGCAGTAGTTGCTTTTTTAACTGTTAAATTAATAGTTACACTACCACCTGTTTCATTTGCAATAATTGTAATTGTTGCTATTTTGTCTGCTAACATTTGAGTTTTAGCAACAACCTTAAATTCAAATCCAGCAACCGCAACAGTTTGTGCATCTTCATTGTCTCCAATAAATCTAGGTGTTGTTGGTAATACTGAATTTTGTAAAGCTCTTGTTACTTGTATATCAGCAACTGTTGAATCAGATAAAATAGCAGTGTATCCTAATGTAGCATTTCCACCTTGGAAGTTACTTGTATTAGGAGAAATAACTGTACTATCACCTGGTGCTAATAAAGTAATCAATGTATTACCTACTGTTACCACCGGTATATTTGTAGTTTGTTTTGGTAATGTGATTAGTTTATATTTTAAAGCCTGAGTTTCATCAGGTATTGCTTCTATTATAGGCATATTTTCAATAATAGTACCATAATAATTTGTCCCTAACGGATGATCCGGATTCCATAATGAATAATCTACCTCATCATCGCCTACTGCAAATTGAGTAATATTAAACATGTTTCCGCCTTTCGCTAAAAGTTCACGTCCTTTTAACGTTAAAATTGCGTCTACTGTAACGCTTGAATTATCTAAATATCCCATATTGTTTTAACCTTATTTAATATAAATATACATGTTGTTAATTTTGCCGTTAAACTAGTACAAAACTTCCTTGTTCTCCTGCAGTTTGATAAATCAATTGATTTGCATTTGTTGCACGCCATTCTACAACTGGTTTGCCATCTATTGTTTGAGTTGAATTTATATTGAATCCCGGTGATGTAAGTTTAGTGCCAGCATATCTTTGATTGTCAATACCTGTTGGCAAATAATCTTGAAATTGAACTAAACTTCCGGAGAATCTTTTTGGTGGAGATGCATATGAACTAGTTGTATAAACAGCATCAGTTCCTAATTTAAATTCTGAGTATGTGCTTGTTATGTAAATAGGACTAGTTGCTTCACTAATCCAATATGGTGTTGATGCAGTAACATATGTGCTAGCAGATCTAATTAAATATCGATGTGAATATATTGCCCCACCATATTTTGCTTGATTAGATGCAGTTAAATATATTTGCCATTGATCATCATCTATTGCTGATAATGTTAATATTTTGGCACTAGTAGAGCCTGTATATAACAAATAATTACTAGATATTTGTGGTGAAACATTATCAATTAATGTTGTATATGAATTATTAAATTTAGCAATTTTTGGTAATATTGATTGTTTATTTCGTTCTAATAAATTTGGTTGAATTAAAATACCTAATAATTTATCAGCTCGTGCTGGCAGCAACTGTTCTAATTGTTTAAAGAACGATAAAT